TGAGATTAGAAAGAACTGCTTTGATTGCTTCAAGAGTTTGAATGAAGCAGAGAGAGCAGTTGTTATGTTTGGTGAGGAAGAGTATCGTAAGTCATTAGACCTTGAGAATGATGATGCTGAATGTTGGAAGATACCAAGTGGAGAGTCAACCTCTTTTGTTGGTTGGAATCCTATGTGTATCCCTACGATGGATTACATAGTATGGAAACTAAAACGTCGTGAACAAATTGCCAGAGGTGAAATCATTGGATAAGTTATCAAATGAAGAGATGAGGTCTAAGATTAAAGAATTTTCTGCACTTCTTAGAAGTCAAAGAGACCACTGGGACAAGGAAGAACAAATTGGATTCACATATTCTTGTGATTTAATATCACAATCACTCATTACATTATACATTCGCTTAGGAAAAACTGACTAATGGACTATAAAACTTCTGGAGTTGACATTATCAAAGGACGTTCCTTTGTAGAGTATCTAAAGGTACTGGCACCTAACATTGGTGGTTTCAGTGGAATGATGGAGGTCCCATCAGGATATGAGAAACCTGTATTGATATCTGGTGCTGATGGTGTTGGAACTAAAATTAACATTTGTAGGATTGCCCGTGATTACTCCACTATTGGTCAGGATCTCGTTGCTATGTGCGTCAATGACGTTATATGTTCTGGCGCTAAACCATTATATTTTTTAGACTATATCTCTACTAAATCACTTGATGCTAACGTCAGTGATATTGTGTATGGGATTAATGTTGGTTGTACAATGGCTGGAATGGAACTTATAGGTGGAGAAACTGCAGAGCATTATAGAGCAAATGACTATGATCTTGCTGGTTTCTGTACTGGTATTGTAGAGAAGAATGATATTGTTAATGGTAGTAACATCCGAGCAGGTGATGTAGTCATTGGTATTGAGAGTAATGGACTTCATAGTAATGGATACACCCTCATCAATGATATGCTGTGGAGGAATTATATTTACTACAAGGAGATGCCAGAACTGCTGAGACCAACCACCATCTATGCCCGTCTTATTCAATACCTATTGGATGAGGTTCCTATCCTAGGCATGGCACACATCACAGGTGGAGGACTCCCTGAGAACCTCCCACGATGCCTTCCAATGGGTCTTACAGTTGATGTTGACTATGATGCTTGGGAGAGACCAGAACTCTTTAACAAGATCCAGGAGGCAGGAGACATTACCGAGAAGGAGATGCGTAATGTATTCAACCTTGGTATTGGATTCTGTTTAGTTGTTCCAAAAGAAGTATCAACATTGACTCAGAGCTTGATTGCTGATACACCATTTGGTATGAGATCATGGACTATTGGAACTATAAAATAATACTTTACCTTTTTCATTTTATATGATATACTAAGAAAACTTATATCTTTTTTTTATGCACGGAAGTCTTGAACCAGAAGATAGAGTAATGGACGCTCCATCTGTTTATGAACAAGTTTCTTCTCTTGTCCAAAAGTATGGATGGGAAGAAGGAGATAACATCGTAGTTGAAATGGCAGGAACTCAAGTTTCTGGTATCGATGTAGGTGAAGAGTATAACAAGAAGTGGCAATCACCTATTGGTACTCGTAAGTATAACAAAGAAGCATTCATTGTAATTAAAAATCTCTCAAGAGATCCTTTTGAATCTTCTAAGCCTATGGAACGAGAATTTAAACCACAACATCCTTATACTAAATAAAATTTAAATCGCATTGAGATAATGTTTACAATTTATTCTAAAAAAGGTTGTCCTTATTGCGATAAAGTAGAGCATGTACTTCAGTTAGCTGAACTTAAATATGTTGTGTATGAACTCAATAGAGATTTTACAAAAGATCAGTTTTTTACAAAGTTTGGATATAGTGCTAGTTTTCCAAGAATTGTAAAAGATTCTGAAATTATTGGTGGATGCTCAGAAACTGTTAAGTATCTAAGGGAGCAAAAGTTAGTCTAATGGAAATGTCAAACTTTAATGATCTTTATGACTTAGTTGAACATGCCATTGAAAATGCTTTTGCAGGCCAAATGAATTTAAAATTTTATGATTATTTAAAATCTACAAAAACAAAAAAACATGAGATAGATTTGTTTATTAAAAGTTCAACAAGTTCTGAACTTAATGATATTATAAATGATCTAGACGGATATCTTGAAGGAGGATCTGACAATGAACACAAACAACTGCGAGAGGGGTATGGGCATATTCCTAAACCTCAAGCAAGAAAAATAAAAACGTATTTGTACAGTATCTTAGAAGATGCTTGGAGATATAGTGATGACAAACGACCAGGAAGAAGAAAACGATCTAAATAATGAAAACTCTGATATCAATCGAGGGTTTGAATTACTATTGAGAAATAGGAGAAGATCACCAAAACCAAAAACTTTTCAAGTGAAGTTTGATAAAATAATCTCCCTTTTTAAAGGAGAGTTTTGTTTTTACTTTGAATTCTATATTGATGTTAAAAAGAAAGAAGACTCTTTGGAGAGGTAACATGGAATCGGCAACCCCATATATTATATTTTTCTGTGGTATAGGAATCATTGGTTCCTTTTTTATTGGATTCATGGTAGGATGGTTTGGAAATGATATGGCATATGCGTTTCTAGACAAAGCAAAGCAAGTGCCATTACACCCGGAGATGTTTGATCAAAATGGCAACATACTCCCTGACGAAATTTTAGCTGTAAGATTTGAAAACGATTATGACTCCGACGAAGACTACGACGACGAGCAAAAGAAAGACCACTAGTACTAAGAAGACCACGACACCTAAAAGAGCGGTAAGTATTCCAATTCCAGACTTGAATACAAATCCATTTGTATTTGAAATTCTTGATGCTGTTTCTCAACAGAGAACTAAAGCAAAAAAAATAGAAGTTCTTAAAAAATTTGAACATGATTGCCTCAAAGTTATTTTTGTTTGGAACTTTGATGAGTCTATAGTTAGTCTTCTTCCGAAAGGAGAGGTTCCTTATGGTGATGTAAAAGATCAGAATGTTTACTCTGGAAATCTTTCCGAAAACCTTTTGAGAGAAGCAGCTGGTGGTGAAGCTGCTACTAAACAAGACCTTCAAGCACAAGGAAAAACTTCATTGCGTCGTGAATATCAAAACTTATATCATTATGTTCAAGGAGGTAATAACACTCTCTCAACGATTCGTAGAGAAATGATGTTTATTAATCTTCTTGAAGGCCTTCACCCTAGAGAAGCGGAAGTTATAATTCTTGCTAAAGATGGAAATCTTTCCGATAAGTATAAAATTACTATGGATATTGTCAAAGAATCCTATCCAGATATTCAATGGGGAGGTCGTTCATAATGGCAAGTCAGTTGGGCGAAGCACCTCAAAAAATAGAGAACGGGGAAATGGAACAATCCAATCAAGAAAAAAAAGAAATTGTTGCATCTGATTATGATTGTCAAATTCTTCTTGAGAAGACGACTCTTAAATTAGCAAATGACAAATCATTCCCAACAGACGCTAGACTTATTTGGTACACTGTTGATGGTGTTGAATGCGTTGACCTTACTCGTTGTAATAAGGTATCAAAGATGTTTGATATGTATTATGACCGATATGGTAAAGGTTCCGTGAAGAGAATTGATTTTGGGTATGGGTCAATCAATCCAAAACTCTGGGGAAACAAACCAAAGAAAGAAAACAAGAAAAAATGAATGACGAGTATCTTAAAGAACAAATAAGCGATCTTATTAGAGATGAAATTCAAGAGGTCATTAATGACTATGTTGATCTTAAGGAAGATGCGAAAAAAAGTGGCATTGGATTTGTTCAGAAACAAGAAGACGAAGAACTTAAAGTTAATATCTCAAATGAAGAGGTAGAAAAACTTATAAAAGAGTATAAAAAACTTAAAAAAAATGCCAAGTCAAATCTTTCACAAATTAAAAAACTTGGATTAATTGACAAACATGGAAATCCTTTGATCAATCAAAAAAAATACTAAAAATGCTATCCACTCAGTACAGACTAAGACTGGAATTTATTTGCAAATGTATTGCGAATGGAGAAGAAGTAAAGTTATCTGATATGATATGGGCAAACAAACTTGCTAAGGCAAATACAACTGCTAATGAAATGTTAAAGATGGCCCGTCGTCAATCATCTCAACAGATTGAGGAAGGAAGTACCGATGATTTTCTCAATAGGATGGGACTAGGTGATCCCGACCCATCCAATCATAAGACGGGATTCACTGATGCTGATGACATCAAGAATTGGTTTCAGCAAGACAAACCTGACGATTGGAGGCAGAGAGATTAATAATTCAGATTATATTTGTGTTATAACATGGGATCCTGAATTTGAACTTACTCGTTATCATTATGTTCATAAGTCTGTTAAAGACCCCGATGGTTATGTAAAAAATTTAAATCCTAATGAGTTAATTTTTAATAGTAGAGGCAGAAATGAAAGAATTTAATACACCAGGATCAAATAAATCTAAGATGGATGCTGACTTTATAAAGTTTAATTCTGAATGGCAACTGAAGAATGTTGTCAAATTATTGGATGCTAAGATAGATCGTTGTCGTGTATACAACAGCGACAACCGAGATGAAATATATAATAAAATTACTATCACTTATAAAGAAAAACCATGCAAGCAGTAATTTATTCTAATGGGAGTCAAGAGTGTGACCGTATAGCATCTCTACTCAAATCTTTGGGTGGAGAGTTTTTAGAATATAAACTTAATCATGATTTTACTCAGAGGGCATTTGAATCAGAGTTTGGTGAAGGAGCAACTTTCCCTCAGGTTTCTTTGGGGTCAAAGCACATAGGAGATCTTAAAGAAACACTTCATTATATGAGTGATAAGGGCCTATTTGCATGAAACCAATTATTCTTATTGCTTGTCTATCACCGATAGTCATCATTTGGAGTATAATGAAAATCAATTTCACTAAGTCATATGTAAAGAATCCGTATGAAGATGTTGATGAGAGTGAAGAGGAATATGGGGACCGTACAGATTTTAAATAAAATGTCCGTGTTGATACGAAGACACTTGACTAAATAATGCATGAGGTCTATAATAAGACCTGACGTTCATCCCACTCTCGGGTGGGACGCAAGTAAGTCGCGGAACGGAGCCGTTCATCCCATGATTGAATTTCTTTTATATTCATCCCTTAGTTGTTCTGATGCCGATGCAATTATGCTACGGATGCGGAACCATGAAGATCTTAGCAATCAAGTTAAGATTGAATTGGTAGAGGCCATTAAGGAATCTACACCTAAGTGTTATTGGGACGCACACGACTAAAGGAACGGACCTAAAAATCCAACTACTTTAGGAGTACCTACAATGAATACACTAAACATGATCAAGAAGCAGATCAATAGAGCATCTGCACTGCATGACGCACAGATTACCCACACCTCATATCGTGGTGTTGAGTATGATACTCGTTGTGTAGAGTCAAAAGAAACGCACGGTACATTCTGTTATCGTGGTCGTATCTACAACAAGTGACTCACTTATGTTAGAATCTTGGAGGGGTTAGTCAACCCCTCTTTTTTTTAGGCATAAATTTTTGTTACGGTTTGCTGACAATTCTCATAGATAGTAGTAGAATTAAGAGGTTAAGAGGTGAACTAAAAAACCTATTAAATCATAGACTAAAAAAAAACTATCGGAGGTTATTATGCATAATCTTATTTCATATAATCAATTGGCAGGATGGAAAACTACTGCTATGAGGCTGGAAAAAACTTTAGATAGGAGTATGGAAGAATCAGATCTAATTAATGATTATTATGACTGTTTAATTGAATGTGATGACAATCAGTCAGTGTGTAAACGAATTTGTAGGAGGATTCTACAATAGTTTAGTAGAAGGGGGTTGACTAACCCCCTTTTTTTGTCTATAATTGGATGAAGTATATTCTTATTATGGACAAAGACAAACTTAAATTAATAGTTAATAACTTAAAATTGCTTGTTGATGCCTTAGAATCAGAAGTATACTCTGATGTAGATGTATACACGACCAAGCAAGAAAATTTTGATGACCCTAGCACCAATTACATTTTAGATTACGACGAAGTTTTTGAGGATGATGATGGATAAGATAGATACACAGGGGATGAGTATAAAATCTTCTAGTGGTAAGAAAGTAAGGGAACCTATCCCACCATTCAATCCACCAAAACGAAATGTCTTTACTGATTTAGAAAGACAAGAACTAAAGGACATTATTAACGAGACACTTGATGAAAGAGAACATAAAACTAATTAGTGTCACTCCTGACGCAGAAAAGACCATGGCCTTTATTGCCCGTGTGTCCAATCCAAATAATCAAAAAAATGATAACTTTGCAGGATTGTTAAAGTATTGTATTAAGCATAATCATTGGAGTGTATTTGAGCAATCTACAATGACCTTGGAGATTGAGACCACTCGGGCCATTGCGGCTCAGATATTACGTCATCGTAGTTTCACTTTTCAGGAATTTTCACAGCGATATGCTGATTCCTCAATGCTTGCAAAAGAAATTCCTCTACCAGAACTACGTCGTCAGGATGATAAGAATCGTCAAAACTCCATTGACGATCTAGATCCTTTTGTAGTTCAAAGTTTAGAATTGCAAATGCAAACTCTGTTTGATTCCGCCATGGCACTGTATCAGCAGATGTTGGAACGAGGAGTGGCAAAGGAATGTGCAAGAAATGTTCTTCCACTCTGTACCCCCACCAGAATCTACATGACGGGTTCATGTAGATCATGGCTTCACTACATCACTCTGAGGACTGCTAACGGCACACAGAAGGAGCACATGGGGGTTGCTGAAGGATGTAAGCGATTGTTTATTGAACAATTTCCAATAGTCTCAGAAGCCCTTGAATGGGTCTAAATAAAACTACACATAATATTAAACATGGCTACATACCCTGTAATTAACAAACAAACTGGTGAACAAAAAGATGTTGTCATCAGCGTGCATGAATGGACAAAATGGTGTGAAGATAACCCTGAGTGGAAAAGAGACTGGAGTGATCCATCTACATGTCCTTCTTCTGGAGAACTTGGTGAAGTCTATGACCGACTTAAGAAATCTCATCCAGGATGGAATGATGTTCTCCATAAAGTCTCCAAAGCACCCGGTTCCCGTGTAAAACCTGTTTAATAATTATGCCAAGAAAAAGAAAAGTATCTGATAGTTCAATTGGAGTTGGTCTAACTGCCAAACAGATGAAAAGAAAGAAACCAATTAATTCTGATTTTCTGAGAGAAATTGAACCACTAACTGACAATCAAAAAGTTTTATTTAATTCTTATGATGCTGGTAAAAATGTTGTTGCATATGGAGCAGCGGGAACAGGTAAAACATTCATCACACTCTACAATGCATTATGTGATGTTCTAGATCCAACCACACCTTTTGAAAAAATTTATCTTGTAAGATCTCTTGTAGCCACCAGAGAGATTGGTTTCTTACCAGGAGACCATGAAGATAAGTCATCTCTTTATCAGATTCCATATAAGAATATGGTAAAGTATATGTTTGAACTTCCAACAGAAGCAGACTTTGAGATGTTGTATGGAAATCTTAAAACTCAAGGAACAATTTCATTTTGGAGCACTTCATTTATTCGTGGTACAACACTTGATAATGCAATTGTAATTGTTGACGAATTCCAAAATTTAAACTATCATGAACTTGATAGTATTATTACTAGAGTTGGTGAAAATACTAAGATTATGTTCTGTGGTGATGCAACTCAATCTGACTTACAAAAAACTAATGAAAGAAATGGTATCATTGATTTCATGAGGATTTTAAGATTGATGCCTTCTGTAGACATGGTTGAATTTGGTGTTGAAGACATTGTTAGATCTGGACTCTGTAAAGAATATCTCATTGCAAAATTAGAACTTGGTTTATGACATTTATTCATCATAATAATCTCGGTGATCTTGAACTTACCAAGAAAGAACTAAATGGCATTCGTCTGTACAATCTTCCAGATGGTCAGTGGGTGCCTTCTATTACGTCTGTAACTTCTTTTTATAACAGGCAGATCTTTATCGATTGGCGTAAGCGTGTTGGTATTGAAGAAGCAAATAAAATTACAAAGAAAGCAACTTCAAGGGGAACAGATTTCCATGAAGTAGCACAAGACTATCTACTTAATAAAGAGTTAAACTGGGACAATTATCGTCCCTTATCTAAGTTTATGTTCTATCATTTGAAACCAGAACTAGATAAGATAAACAATATACATGCCATTGAAAGAACACTCTATTCAGAATATCTTGGTTTAGCTGGTAGAGTAGATTGCATTGGTGAATATGAGGGAGAGTTAGCAGTCATTGACTTTAAGACCTCAGAGAAAATTAAACCAGAGAAATGGTTGGAAAACTATTTCGTTCAGGAGATGTTCTATGCATCTGCTTACTATGAATTGACTGGTATCCCCGTCAAGAAACTTATTACTTTAATGGTCACACCCGGCGGTGAAGTTAAGGTATTTGACAAAAGAAACAAAGGGGATTATATTAAATTATTAGTTCGTTATATTAAAGAATTTGTATCTCACAATATTGGGCACCATGGAGAATGAACTAGAAAAAGCATTTGAGAATAAGTTTTTTTGTCCTGCTCGCTTCGCACAAGAAATTGAAAATCTTGTAAAGGATAATCAAAATTTGAGTTACATTGATGCCATCGTGCATTTTTGTGAATCCAATTCAATTGATCTCGAATCTGTACCAAAACTAATTTCCAAACCGTTAAAGGATAAAATCAAGTGTGAGGCTATGGAACTCAACTTCTTGAAGAAAACTTCCCGTGCTAAATTAATTTTTTGAATGATGCCTGTTGATGCTTATCGCCAATACATTGCGTTGAAGAACCACTTCACTAAAGAAAAGTACGACTACCACAGATATAATGGAAAAAGTCGTGCTACTGTCCAATCATTCTATAAACGTAAAGACAGATTTTGGTTTGAAAAGTTGGCAAGAAATAAAGATGATAAAGAAGTAGTAGAGTTTTTTATTTCTAACTTTATTACATGCACTGATCCAAATAAACTTTGGATTGGAGAAATGATTAAAGAAGGTGAAGATAGATATACCTCATGGAAAAAGAGAACTCAATCTCTTTCATATCTTTTTAAGCAAGAAGTAGAAAAAATCTTTGATGATAGTGATTTTAATTCTATGTTTGCTTTGAATGGATCCCGACACCCACAAATACTTAAGGAACACCTACGTGGAAGTGTTTCTATTGAGACTATGATAATCCTAGATGGTATTTTAAATTACACGAAAGAGTGGGATAAAAATCTAACTGATCCTGTATGGGAAATTGTTAGTATGAAAATGAAAAAATATTCTCCTTTTCTAAATATTGATGTACAACGTTACAAAACTATTTTGAAAAAAGTAGTAATCCAAAACAAATGAGTTTTTTTGATTCAGAAATAGTAAGGGCAGAAATGGTAGGCATTTCTGAATTGCAAGAAGAGGTTTACTCTAGTGCAATGAACTTTGCCTTTATGAATAATCGTGATAAATTGCACCATATAGAACTTCTTGAAAAGTTACTTAACAAACAAAAAGTTCTATATGCAAGACTTTCTTTATCTGATGATCCAGAAGCAAAATTGATGAAGCAAAATATTGCTGATTCTGCTTTGATGATGGGCCTCCCTCGCGATGTTGACATCACAACAGTGTTTGATCAAATGAATCAGATGATTGGAATTATGAAAATGCAGATTGACAAAGACCAATCTGCCCAGTAGAATAACGAAGTACACACAAACCAAATCCGTATAAAATCCGAATGTCATTCGCAAATCTTAAAAAGCAATCCTCTCTTGGTTCCCTGACCTCTAAGTTGGTCAAGGAAGTTGAGAAAATGAATAATACTAGTGGTGGTGGAGACGATCGTCTCTGGAAACCTGAAATGGATAAGACTGGTAATGGATATGCAGTTATCCGTTTCTTGCCTGCACCTGAGGGAGAAGACCTGCCTTGGGCAAAGATGTACTCCCATGCCTTCCAGGGTCCTGGTGGATGGTACATTGAGAACTCATTGACCACTAATGGAGGTAAAGATCCTGTATCAGAGCACAATCGTGAGCTTTGGAACAGTGGTATTGATGCAGATAAAGAAACTGTTCGTAAGCAGAAACGCAAACTCTCTTACTATGCCAACATTTATGTTGTGCAGGACAAAGCAAACCCACAGAATGAGGGTCGTGTCTTCCTGTATAAGTTTGGTAAGAAGATCTTTGATAAGGTCATGGAAGCAATGCAACCTGAGTTTGAGGATGAGACTCCAATCAATCCCTTTGACTTCTGGCAGGGTGCAAACTTTAAACTGAAACTGAAGAAAGTTGCAGGTTACTGGAACTATGATTCATCTGAGTTTGGTTCTATTGAACCTCTCCTTGATGATGATGATGCACTGGAGGCTCTCTGGAAGAAAGAATATTCTCTTACAGCACTGACTGCATCTGATCAGTTCAAGTCTTATGAGCAACTACAGAATCGTCTACAGATGGTTCTGGGTCAGAAGTCTTCTTCTCGTGCTCGTTACGATGAAGACACTGCCAATGAGGATAATGATCGTGGATCATTTACTCCAGAGTTTTCTTCTCGTCAACAGAAGTCTGAACTTCCAGAGCAACTGAGTTCTCAACTCAGTAGCATTTCTTCTGCCAGTGAAGATGAAGACGATGCTCTCAGTTACTTTCAACGTCTTGCTGAGGAGTGATTAAATATAATCAGTTAAAATAGTCTGATATTATCAGCACGCTTAAGGGTTTCATTCACATATTGAGTGGAACCCTTTTTATATTCCATCATTTCTTCTAGATCATCAAATACTAAGTTTAGATATCTTGGTTTTAATATAAAAATTTCTCTTTTTTTATCATTACGTCTTTCCTCATACTCATAGACAGTAACTTCAGTAACCATATCTTCAATTTCAACGTAGGATTCCGTTCCTCTATCATAGTATGTTACAGATTGATCTTCATCAACTTCCAGGCCTTTGGGGAATATTAAATTTCCATCAGGATCTTTTATTTCAATCGATTCATAGTGATGAGTATCTTGTGTGAAACTAATATTTAAATATGTTTCTAACATATATGTTGTAAAACTTTCTTGAGTTAGAGGCCATTCATTTTGAACATTTAATATATTATTTGATAGTAAGATTACCCAATCTAATGTTGGATCATCATAAATTTCATTTGCCACATTGTCTGGGCGATCATCACCTTTGATATAATATTTGTCAAAAAAAGTAAGGTTTTGAAATATATCTTCTCTCAACTTTCCTTTTTTAAAAAGATTTTTAACAGTTGTATAATCGGAGATATTTTTACCATCATTTGTACGATTTACATATTCAAAATTTGGTAAGTTGCGAAAATATGAGTTTGACATTTTAGTAACCTATAGATCCTTCTTCTTTATTACTATCAAGACGGGTGTAATCATCATTATATAGTGGTTCAAGTTCACTGAATTGGAATTGTAATTCATATGATGTCATTGATGAGTTTTCAAAAGTAGAATATGTTCCATCAGGTGTATAGTTTACATTAAATGATATTAATGCACACTCTTTAACTTTAGGTAAAAAATCATGCTCTTCAGATTTAGCCTTTCTAAAAACTAATCTATATGTATTCGGCGCTTTCAAGAATAGATTAGTTTTTGATTTTTGA